CAGGATATCGTCAACACGGTCCTGGCCGGGATCTTGGATATGATCAAGAAGGCAGTCAACCCTCCGCTCATCTTCCCCGACAACGCTTTCAGCTACGCGGTTAAAGCGCAGATGGATCCCAACATGCCCAACGCCAAGATTGGGTACAGCCCACAGTCACCCGCAGCACCGCAATATGCTCGGGTCCCTGATCTACCAAGTTTTGTTCAAAACACACTTCTCTATGCTCAACAGGAAATGGATGACGATTCGGGCCTACTCGATGTTGGAGGATTGGCCCGCAAGAAAATCACGCCAGCTGGAAACACCTTGGAGCAGCTCAGAGAAAATCAACAGACCATCATGAGGCTCCGGGGTCGTTACATGGAAGTGGCACTGAGGGAGATGGGCGAACAGATGATCTCCAATTTCATGCAGTTCTATGACGTGCGCCGGCGAATGTTCCTTTTGGGTTCTGACGGAGTGACCTTCGAGGACGTTTTTGATTGGGATCCGGGAACGATGGTTCCCCATGGCATCCATCCCAGAGATCACAGAAAGCAGTTCGTCTTTCTGATGGCGCAAGGAAGCACACTCAATGCTACCCGCGAGAAAGAAGCTCTTGTGGCTTTCGCCTTAGCCAAGGAAGGAAGGTACAGCACCCAAGCGTTGTTCCGGAAACTTGGAATGGAGAACGAATACAAGAGAGTCATGAAGGAGTTGGGCGAAGAAGAAGTAGCCATGATTCGCAGGATGGCTCTGAGTCAAATGCTCGCTCAACAGGCAGGAGGAGGACAGGCAGGCGGGCCCGGAGGAAAAGGCTCCCAAAACATAGGGAATTTATTGCAATTAGCTTGACAAGCTATTTATGCTGAGAATAGAAGTATGGCTAAACAACCGCCCAAAGGAAAAATGCCAGTTGGCCCGAAATTCAAGAGGGTCATGGGCGAGTATGGCAACAGATCACTTCACCATGGCGGTAGTGGTGAAATCGTCAGGGACGTAAAGGTAGCTACCGCAATAGCCGCTTCCGAGCAGCGCAAAGCGACTCGGGAGACGCGACGGAAAACACGTCGCTCAAAAGGGCGACACAACAGGAGGTAAAAAGCAATGGCTTACAGCGACAAGAAAGGCAAGATGGGCGGGCATGATCTCGTTACCCCGGCCGCTTATCCCGGTCACGACCCAGGGACCTATCCTCCGGGAACGGCTCCGGATGGTTTCACTTCCCCTGCCGTTTTCTGCCCACACTCTCCTGAGCCGATTTCTGTGAACCAGAAGCGGCCAGGTGGTGAGAGAGGTGGAGACTCCGGTAAGGGAATGGGCAAGAGCTACAAGAGTGGCCACAACCCTTACTAGGGAGCACCTGTGGCTTACACTGATCTAGGCATCCCGCCTCCACCGTCACTGGATGTGGCAGCGCAAATGCAGCCGGGAGTTCAAACTCCCGGAGCGCAGTTAGGTGCGCAACCAGCTCCAGCACCAGCTCCAGCACCTCCAGGAGCGCAGCAACCCCCAGGACTACCTGGGGAAATTCCTGGAGAACCCAACCTGAATCTTATTACTTCGCTCGCCGCGAAACTGGTCCAAATGAAACCGGGACTTGCTCCCGTTGCCGATGGGCTGATCACGAAGCTGACGAAGAAGATATCGGAATCTGGAACTGCTGTACCGGCTACACCCCTGGATGCTATGCCAGATTCAGGTGGTGCGATTCAGACAGCGGTAGCCCTGGAAGCGGAACTGGCGAAGGTGGACTTTCCAGAACTTCTCCCTGATATTCGCTATTTTATCGCCACTATGAGAGAAGAGGTCAGTAGAGATCAGGCCGGTGGTGCTCCAGCTCAACAACCGCCGTTGGGTGCGATGCCAGCAGTAAATATGGGAACGAAGGTTCCTGTAAGCGTGTAAAAACGCAAAAGCCCCGGGGGAATGGTTCCCCCAGGGCAGTTGATCTGGAGAAGGACTCCAGATGGGGTAATAGGAAAACCCATCCTAGCACAGTCCTTCTCCAGATTAAATATTTTTAATCCCTAACGCGCAACCTCTCGCGCAATCCCTTCGGGGAAAGCGAAAGGAAGCTGAAGGAGTTGAAGCAATGCCTTTGAGACCGGAACTGAAAGAATTTATCGAAAAAACTGACATGACTGACGCTTATCGGAGCCAGCTCCTCAAGACCATGGAGAACGCTCCGGATGAACTTCAGGCGGGTTGGCTACGTCAGTCCGACTACGACCGGAAGATGAATGAGGGCAAGGAGGAGCTGAAGGCCAAAGAAGACGAACTGGTAAAGAAAGAGACCGAGGTCAATGACCGATCTGAAAAGTGGAGCAAGTGGAAAGAGGATGCGGAAAAGGTCGTCAAGGACAATGTCTCTGCCAGAGAGGGCATGGAATCAAAGTTGACCGAAAGGGATGAAAAGATCACTGAGCTTGAAGACAAAATCCGCACGGGAAACTTTGAGGCTGGAGAAGAAGGCGAGATGCTGAAGGAACTCACCACCCTTCGTTCGGAAGTCAAGGAACTGAAAAATGTCGCGGCCAATGGGGATGTGTTCACCCAGGAACAGGCTGAAAAGATGTTGATGGAAGGTGGTAATCGACTCGCAGGCAACATCTACGACAACGTGTTCCTTTTGATGGATCTCAATCAAAGCCACAACACAGAGTTCAGCGAAGCCCTGGACCGTGATGCGTTCATCAAGTATGCGACCGAAAGGAAGATGGTCGGGTCCCAGGACGACTTCAAGAACGCTTACGATCTCTATGTGGGCGACAAGCGAGTGGAGGCAAAGATCGAAGCTGCCCGCAAGGATGAACGCGTGAAGATCGAGTCCAAGATGCAGTTTCCATTAGACAACGATGGGGCGGCAAGCATGGGTAAAGGCCCCGTTGAAACGAGACTAGAGCAGCTCGGCAAGGAAGCAGATGGCGGTAGCGCCATGACAACCAAACAAGCGGCTATGGCCGCTGCTGCCGAGCTTCGGAAAGAAGGGAAAGTGACCCCCAACTAGAAGGATAGGGAAAAGGGACAGGTCTGCAAGGCTCAGCCGTCGCAGCCCGTCGCCGCAAGCCAAGTGGGAAGGCCGTGGCCTCGAAAACCATTGCCGCAACCCACAGTGCAAGGCTGTTCGGGAAGTCGAAAGTGCCAAAGCAAGCCACTTGTTGTTTTATTTGTTAATTCAAGGAGGAAGTAATGGCACTGACTTTTGATGACATTAGTTCGAAGACGAACCGATTCATCATCCCACGGTTGGTGGACAACGTCTACGAGGCTTCCCCGGTCTTCACTCGTTTGCGTACTCGAAACGCTGAGCGTTTTGAAGGTGGTCGGACGATTCGTCATCCGATTATCTACGCCGAGCTGACTGGTGACGCCTTTAGCCGAGGTGGGACGTTTGATACGTCGTATGTTGAAACCGACACCGCTGTCGAGGTCAACGTCAAATACTACTACGTCAACGTCACCCTCTTCGGTACGGACAATGTTCTCAATCGAGGTCCGGAAGCAGCCATGTCCTATGTGGAGAGCAAACTCGTCAATGCCGCAGGCAAAATGGCGAAGTTGTTAGCCACGGATATGTACCTGGATGGCCAGGGAACCAACAGTTCAACTCTCCAGTTGGATGGTATGGAAGCGGCTTTCGACAACGGGACGAATTTTGGTTCGTACGGCGGCATCGACAGGAGCGATATCGTTCCTGACGGGACGCAGAATGCCGGGATCAATGGCTTCTTTGCAAGTCTCCCGACACTCACACTGAGCGGGGTGCAAACCGCGTTTGGTGCGGCCTGGTTCGGTGCGGAGCACGTCGATCTGATGACTTCAGACCAAGAAGTGTGGAACCTATTCTGGAATAAGATCCAGCCGCAGCAGAGATTCCTCGAGGAGTCTTCCGATGTGGCAAAGATTGGGTTCATGTCGCTTCGATGGAATGGAGCTCAGATGGTCGTGGATCAGTATCAACCCGCGCAGCAGTTGATTGGCATGAACACGAAACATGCGCAGTTCTGGATCACCACCAACCGGAAGTACCAATTTGGGTTCACCGGATGGAAGGAAGCCCAGAACACGGATGACGTGGCCGGCCAGTACCTGTTCGCAGGAAACCTACTGTTCCCCGCTCCTCGTCTCAATTTCATTCTGAGGGATATCGCCAACTAAGGTGAAAGAAAGGAGTTAAATTATGGCAGGCGAACGCTTTGGACTTTCACCGCAGACAGCTCAGATCAGTACCGGGGACCCTAGAACGGTCAACGAGCCAGAGAGGTTTCAGGAATCTCCTGGTTTACCGGGAAGTATCTCAAACGCTGTCTTAGGGACGATTGTCCGTTTCGATGGCAACCTTTATCGTTATTGTCTTCATGATGAAGGCAGCGGTGCTGTAGCCGTTACCGTTGGTGGAGTCGCGCATTTCTTGGCTTTGGATCCCGAGACCGGGATCTATACCATCACTGGCGACCAAACCGACAGTATCGGTGGAGCGAATGCCGTTGCTGGAATCTATGGAAATGTCGTCACAAACGGCAATTTCTGCTACCTGCAGGTGGGTGGTGTGGCTTTGGTCAACACCGCTGCTTCCACGGCAGCTGGAGACAAGGTCGTTGGTGGCTCTACCGATTTGACGTTTAATCGAAGTGTAGCGGGAGCTGCACCTATCGACACTGTCTACGGTGGTGTGATCAGCGCGCGTGTAAGCAACCAGAACTCCGTGATTCTCCAGAATCTCGACTGGTAGGCTGCGCGCAGCGGTAAAGCAAGCACAACGGGAGGGGTCCTTGTGGCCCCTCCTACTTTAACGAGGGAGAGGTGTAACTATGCCTTTGACTTTTGCGAACCGAGAAGATCTGTCCGTAGGAAACGAGCGGGGTGTGAGGGTCGATATCACCTTCGATGCTTCCTATATCACGAATGGGGAGCCTCTGACCGCAGCCGATCTGGGTTTGGGTCGGATCAATCAGTTGATTTCCGATCAGGGTGGGCTTGGAAGCGATTTTGGAAGGGTTGTCCAGTACGATCGGGACAACGGGCTGCTGTTGGCATTTGAGGGCAACGGTACTGCGCCCTTGCGCGAGGTTCCAAACGCCACGGATCTGTCGGATCTGACCGTGCGTGTAACGGCTGTTGGTATCGGATAGGGGTTGCGGGGTGTTGAATGCCAGGTGGACGGTTTCAAGAGAACTTTCGGGAGATGCAAGACCACATTCTAACGGTCTGCCCGAAATATCCCCCACAGCTGATACG